GTAGATAGGTGGCTAGATGTGTTAGAAGGGAATCAAGTAATTAATGCCAAAAAAGGTAGAAGTAAAATAGTACCTAAATTAGTTAGAAAACAAGCTGAATGGCGTTATTCTGCATTAGCTGAACCTTTCTTATCTACAGATGATTTATTTAACACTGCCCCTGCTACTTTTGAAGATAAGCAATCAGCTGTTCAAAATGGACAGGTACTAAATTACCAAATTAATTGTAAAATAAGTAAAACTAAATTTATAGATGAGTATATTAGAGCTGCTGTAGACGAAGGCACAGTTATAGTAAAAGTAGGCTGGGAGTTTGAAGAAGAGACTAAAGACGTAGAAGTTCCTGACTTTGAATTGCAACCTACTGCAGATGCAGAAGCAACGCATCAACAATTACATGCCATGATGCAGGAGTCTCCTGAACAATATCGCGCAGAAGTACCTTTAGAAGTCCAACAAGCACACGAGGTAACCATGCAACAGGGGACTCCTGTACTCCCAGTACAAGTAGGTTCACACACAGAAGAACAAACTACCACTACTAAGAACCAACCTATACTAGAAGTATGTAACTACAATAATATAGTTATAGATCCTACGTGTAACGGGGATATACAGGAAGCAAAGTTTGTAGTGTATAGTTTTGAGTCTTCTCTTTCGGAACTGAAGAAAGATGGTAGATATAAAAATTTAGACTCAATTAACTTTGATGATAATTCTATTCTTAGTGAACCAGATCATGCTATTACAGATGATAGTAACTTTGTTTTCCAGGACACAGCAAGGAAACAAGTTGTAGTAAAAGAATACTGGGGATACTGGGACATAAATGATACAGGAGAAGTAGTACCGTTTGTTGCTTCATGGGTAGGTAGTACTATTATTAGGTTAGAAGAAAATCCATATCCAGATAAAGAACTACCTTTTATTTTAGTTCAGTATTTACCTAAAAGAAGAAGTATCTACGGAGAACCTGATGCTCATTTGTTAGAAGATAATCAAAAAATTATTGGAGCAGTAACTAGAGGAATAATAGATGTTATTGGTAGAAGTGCAAACGGCCAACAAGGTATACGTAAAGATGCTTTAGATATTACTAATTCTAGAAAGTTTGAAAGGGGAGAAGACTTTAAGTTTAATGCTAATACAGATCCTAAGTCTGCTTTTTATATGGAAACTTACCCAGAGATTCCTAGATCTGCATTAGAAGTATTAAATATGCAGAATAATGAAGCAGAATCACTTACAGGTATAAAAGCATTTACTCAAGGTATTTCAGGGCAAGCTTTAGGAGCTACAGCAACTGGTATTAGATCTGCTCTTGATGCTACGTCTAAAAGAGAATTAGGTATCCTTAGGCGGCTCTCTGATGGTTTAAACCAAATTGGGCGAAAAGTTATATCTATGAATGCTGAATTTCTTGATGATGAAGAAATTATAAGAATAACTAACAATGAATTAGTTGCTATTAATAGAGATGATTTAGGCGGTAAATACGATATTAAATTAAATATATCTACTGCAGAAGCTGATAACGAAAAAGCACAAGAATTAGCATTTATGTTACAGACAATGGGTAACTCTTTACCGTTAGATATGTCTAAGATGGTTTTAAGTGATATTGCTAAGCTAAGGAAAATGCCTGAGCTAGCTAAACGGATTGCAGAATATCAATCTCAGCCCGATCCATTAGCTCAACAGAAAGCGCAGTTAGAACTGCAGTTATTACAAGCACAAATAGCTAATGAGACTGCTAAAGGACAAGAGAACGCTATAGACGTTCAGTATAAGACAGCTAAAACTAAAACTGAAATGGCGAAAGCTAGAGGATTAGACAGTCAGTCTGACTTAAAAGATTTAGACTTTTTAGAACAAGAATCCGGTGTAGGAAGAGAACATGAGAATCAAATAACTTCGTTAAAGCACAATCAAAATATGGAATCTAAAGATCATAGTAGATTATCTGATCTTGATAAATTAGCCTTTCAAAATATGGCACAACCAGTAGATAGTATACCACAATGAACGATTTAGAACATGTAGACATACAGATAACTACAGCAGAAAAATTGATTTTATTGAGAGATAATTTTTATAAGTTATCTGAGAATAAACACTTTAAAGAAATAATTATGAATGATTATTTCAAAGAAGAAGCAGCTAGGCTAGTTATGGCTAAAAGTAATGCTAGCTTAGACGAATCACAACAACGTTCCATTGATAATATGATTGCTGGAATAGGTAGTCTGTCTAATTATTTTGATATGATTATTCGTCGAGGTAATGAAATGGAAACTAGCATGAAAGATTTTGAACAAACCAGAGAAGAAATTCTCGCAGAGGAGGTTAATTAATTATGGAGAATGTATTAGGTCTTTCGGATGATGAGTTCTTAAAGCAGAATCAAGAAGAACTCTCGGCAACAGAAGATTCTCAAGAATCAACTGACACAGTTACGCCTGAAGGAGACATTACTGATGAGACTATTAGTGATGAAAGTAATAATGATACTGGCGACAACCAAGAGATTGTTGAAGAAGACACTTCAGAGGAAGAACTGGACACTTTGCCTGAGGATACTCAAGCAGATGCTCAACCTTTCGTTGAAGATACTAATTCAGAATCTATTGATGCAGATAGTAATAAAGAGGATACAGACACACCTGAGGATACACCTCAAGAGACTGATACTTTTAATTACGAGAATGCATACAACCAGGTAACAGCTCCATTTAAAGCTAATGGTGCAACTATGCAGGTCAAATCACCTGAAGATATAGTTAGGTTAATGCAGATGGGCGCAGGTGCTCAGAAGCAAATGGCTAAACTAAAACCTAATCTTAAGTTAATTAAGATGTTGGAGAATAATAATCTTCTGGATGAACGTAGATTAAATAATTTAATTGATCTATCTAAAAATGACAGCAAAGCTATTGCTAAATTAGTTAAAGATAGTGGAGTAGACCCTGATGAAATTGACATAGAGAATGCCGGTACTTATCAACCTAATAATTATACTGTAACAGATAGTGAGTATGAGCTAGATCAGGTACTAGATAGCATAAAGCACACAGATACTTTTGATAAAACCATTGACTTATTAACGTCAGAATGGGATGACAAGAGTAAAACGTTTGTATCAGAAAACCCTAATGTAATTAAGGTGATTAATGATCATATGCTAAACGGTGTTTATGATAAAGTGAATGCTATTATGCAACAAGATAAGGCTCTAGGTAAATTATCTGGAGTATCTGATGTTGATGCATATAAACAAATTATAGATATGTTAGCTAGCAATGGGGATCTTATTGATGGAAATCAGCAAGTACCTGTGCAATCTAATGTAACGGATATAGGAGATGTTGGTTCGGTTAAGCGTAAGCAAAATCGTAAAGCAGCAGCTCCTACTAAACAAACAAATACTAGCAATACTTCTAAACAGGATGTTAGTTATTTAACATTGTCTGATGATGAATTTATGGCTAAGTATGCTTAATCTTAAATTAAATTAAAAGGAGGTCACTATGGCCGAACAACAATATAATAATCCAGGCACAACTGCTTCAAGCATTGGTGCACAGGCTCGTACTGATTATTACGAGAAAAAAGCGATTATCGCTGTTAGAGATAAACAGTATTTTTCTCCTTTGGCTAATGTCAAAGCAATGCCTAAAAATATGGGTAAGAAAATTAAGCAGGATGTATATGTTCCTTTGCTTGATGATCGCAACGTAAATGATCAGGGTTTAGACGCAGCAGGTTTAATTATTACTCCATCTAAGTGGCAGGCGTTTCTTGCTAATGGCAATGAAGTTGTAAGTGGCACAGGATGGACTGCAGCTACAGCAACTAATGCAGGATTCTTTGCTACTGAAGCTAATGCACAAACTGCTGCGTTAGATTTTGGTAGTATTCAGGAAACTGGAGGTCATATATACGGTAGTAATAAAGATATAGGATCTATTGCTGCTAAAATTCCTGCTCTTTCCGAGTCAGGTGGCCGTGTAAATAGAGTTGGTTTTACTCGTTTGCAAGTAGAAGCTGATCTAAAGAAACGTGGATTCTTTGTTGAGTATACACAAGAATCTATGGATTTTGATAGTGATGCCGATCTTTTAGCTCACATTACTGAGGAATCAGTAGTAGGTGCTAATGAGCTAACAGAAGCAGAGCTACAAAATGATTTGCTTAATACAGCATCAGGAACTGGTACTACTATGTTCGTTGTTACTGACGCTGTTGATAATGAAACAATTTCTACTGGTGCTGTAGGTACTAAAGCTTCTGTAAATGGTTTAGTTGTGTATAAAGATCTTATGCGTTTATCTATTGCTTTAGATGACCAGAAGACTCCTAAATCAACTAAAATTATTGCAGGTTCCCGTATGACTGATACTAAAACCATTAATGGTGGACGTATTATGTATATTGGTTCTGAATTAATTCCTGCTATACGGGCCATGGTTGATTTACACAATCTTCCTGCTTTTGTTAGCGTAGAGAAATATGCTGATGCAGGTAATGTGTTAAATGGTGAAATTGGTACTATTGACCAATTCCGTATTGTCGTAGTTCCTGAAATGCAATATGGTGAAGGAAAAGGAGCAAGTAACATAGATATTTATCCTATGCTTGTTGTTGGAGATGGAGCATTTACTACTGTTGGTTTCCAAACTGATGGTAAAAGTGTTAAATTTTCTATTAACCATAAAAAGCCTGGAAGTGAAATTTCAGATTTAGCTAATCCTTATGGTGAAAAAGGATTCTATAGTATCAAATGGTATTATGGTTTTCTCGCTATGCGCCCAGAACGCTTAGGCGTTATTTGGACTAAAGCGGATTAATCATTAAGTAAACGTTCTCCTGTTACTCATTGCAATTCAGCTTTGGGTAATAGGAGAATTATATAAACTATAAAATAATAAACTATGGATATTGAAAATATGGATATTGAGGATGTTAAAGCAGAATTAACTGGCCGAAACATCAAGATGCATCATAAAACTAGCCCAATTAAGCTTAAAAAAGCGTTACAGGCTGATGTAGATAAAAATGATGCTGAAGTACCTGTAGAAGTAAAA